TGATGGATTGTGCAGTGATGTGTGGTGCACTCCAGCAGACCATCGGACTGGAAGCCTATAAGCGAGGCATGAGCATGGATGATGTGAGGGATAACATGCTGGAACTGCATCTTAAGGCAATGGAGCAGTTGAAAGAACAGGCAGACAGAGAGGAGAGCGGAAATGGCAGCTAAGAAAAAGAGAATGACACAGAAGGAGAAAGATTTAAACCGGGCATGGAAGAAAGAAATGCAGGAGAAAGGGCTGATCCCGCCGGATAAAAAGAGACTGAACAGGAAAAAGTTCATAGATGAAGCAGTGAGTGAATGGAATGACAGGGATTCAGACTGTTATATATGGGATTTCTATCTTATGAGAGCTGTTGGATATATGACAGCACAGGTAGGGCGGAATTTGAACCCGACACCGGAAGCGGTCGGAGTTGCAAAGCTGTTAAAGGCAGCCATGAAACTGAAGGAGTTCCAGGACAAGATTAAAAGTGAGGGGCGCGAGGATTACACGATTACAGAGGAATATGAGTATATCAAGGAAGTCCTCAAAATGTAGGAGGTGAGGAAATGCGAAAGAATGTCTATTATTGTGACCGCTGTGGATGTCAGTTGGAAGATTCCGGTACCAAGATCGTGCCACATTACTTTGACTTTATTACCGAAGATCTGACAGTACCGATAAATAAGGACATGGAAAACAGACACTATTGCATTGACTGTACCATGGAAGCATTGGAGTTTCTGGAACCGAAAAAGAAGCCAGAAAAGAAGCTGGAAGAAAATGTACAGAAAAAACCTTTGGATCCCGGAAAAGTCATGGCACTGCATAACGCGGGATGGGATAATGCCAAGATTGCGGATGAGCTGGGTGTAAGAGAACGGCAGGTTTACATGTGTATTTATTATCAGGAGAACAAAAAGAGCCTGACACAGGAGGAAAATCATGAGTGAGAGATATAAAAAACTGACAAGCCACGGAGCAATCAGCATTCCGGTGGCAATGAGAAGAGATATCGGACTGCAGGGCGGAGATCCTATGCAGGTATCACAGGAAGGCGGCAGGATCATCATTGAGTCATATGTTCCACGCTGCGTTTTCTGTGGGAATACAGAAAACGTGAAGAAATTTGAAGGAAAGGGAATCTGTGCATCCTGCGCACGGAAAGCAATCGCACTTTTGGAAGGAGGGGAAGACTGATGTATGAAAATGAGAATGTGGAGCAGCTTGTAAGCCAGGCAATAGCACTGGACAAGGAACAGAAATACTGCAAAAGAAAACTTGATACAGTAAAAGCAAAGCTCCAGAGCAAGGGACTTGCAATGATCGATGATAGAAATGTGAAATATATCAAGTTTTATTCAGAAGATGGCTCTGTAGCAGTCGGGGACAGTTATAAAATGGACGTCCTGCGACCGGATAAATTAAAAGATATCCTGTCGGAAGAACTCTGGATGGCGAAAGTGAAGGAGAGCACTGAAACAAAGTATTCTTACGATCCGAAGCTTGAACAGATGTTAAAGGCTGTTTTCACGGAAGACTATACTTTTGAATGCAGTCTTGAGGAATTTCTTGATGAAATGTCCGTTAAACCGGACAGTAAACAGAAAAAATTGCTGCTTAAGAAATTAAAAGGCGATTATGCAAAAGACAGAGAGACGCTGCTGAGTGTATTCGGCTACGAAGATGATGACACTGCTCCGGATTTTGAGGTGGAGCTTTATTATATCTACAAGATTAAAAATGGAGAGCTTATCCGGGCATTTCTTCCGGAGGAGTGTCTGTCACAGACGATCGAGGACATTAAGAAGTGTCTGATCGTCGAATCTAAAACAAGTATCACAATTGATTATGACAATGAATAAGGAGGAAACGTCATGAGTGAAATTTCAAGTGAAGCAAAAAAAGCAGGTGTTTTAGAACCGGAGAAACCGGTATCTGAGATGACAGAGGAAGAATTAAAGGCTTTCCGTACATCATTCGATCCAGACGAGATGGGATTTGATGGAACAGAGGGTATTGATGAGGAGGATGAGAGCGATGGCAGTAACTAAACCGGAAGTACATAGACTGATCTCAAAAGTTAACTTTTCCGATTCCAACCGCAAGCCGGAGCAGATTAAGTATCTGGTAAAACATTATGTTGGCGCGACTGGTGGAGCGGAAGCAAACTGTAAATATTTTTACGATAAGTTCCGCGGAGCTTCTTCACACTTCTTTGTAGGTCACAACGGCGAAATCTGGCAGTGTGTGGAAGAAAATGATACAGCATGGCACTGTGGAACATCAGGAAAATATAAGCACAAAGAATGCCGGAACAGTAATTCCATCGGCGTGGAACTGTGCGTAAAGAAAGATGCAAATGGCAATTGGTATTATACGGAAGAAACCAAGAAAGCAGCGGTTCAGCTGTTTGCTTATCTGATGGACAAGTATCATATTGATGCAGACCATGTGCTGAGACATTATGACGTTACCGGAAAGAATTGCGGAGAACCGGATGTCCGCAAAGGCAATAAGGAATGGTCACAGTTCAAAAAGGATATTGTCGAGTATGGGAAAGAGGCTGTACCAGAGCAGCCAACAGCACCGGAGCAGACAGTTGTACCGGAGCAGCCGACAACACCAACACAGACAACTACACCAGAGCAGACGACTGCTCCAACACAGAATGCAGGTGTTCCGTATACGATTGTTACGACGTGTGATTCCCTTAAAATTCGTTCAGGCGCAAGCACGATCTATAAGGTAGTCGGTCGCATCCGGGAATCAGAAGGCAGGAAAAAAGAATACACCATTGTGGAAGAAAAGAATGGATGGGGTAAGTTAAAGAGCGGTGCAGGCTGGATCTCACTGGCATACACCAAGAGAGTATAGAAAGGCTGGTCTTAAATGAAAGAGGAACTGTTAAATGAATTAGTGAGCGAGACCAGAATGGAAGATATTTCAGAACGTTACAGGGAGATTGCAAAGCTCATAGGGATAGACAACTTTGTAAAGCTCAGCAACTACGCAAGGGGCGATGAGATTTATTTTCCAAAGGTTGAGAGCGTGGTCAGTCCTGCAAGAAACAGACGAATAAAAAAGGAATTTAATGGTTCCAATGACAAGGAACTGGCAAAAAAATATAATCTCACTTTGAAACAGATATGGAACATCCTGAAGGATGAGCCGCCTGCAGGACAGATGTCTTTAGATGAATGGCTCGGTTGATCATGATCACCGGCACAGTCTGACAGCTGGTACATCAGAGAGTAAAAAATAAAGCGTGGAGATACGGTGTGATTTCCACGCTTTTATTAAAAATTAGAATTTAGTGGAGGTAGAAAAATGAGTTTTAGTGTAGATTTTAGTTCTATTAGGACTGTCAGAGTACATAAGCAACAATTTGATGCAATAGACAACAAGGCAAATGTTGTGATGTTGACTTGCATCGAAGATGGAAGAGTTATTCCTTTTAATAGAGCAGATAACGAAAAGGATAAAATTGAGCGTCTTGAAGGGAATAGAAAGTGAAGTATTGAAACTCGCATTTCACAAGGAGGTAAAATATTGAAGATTGGTGACAAAGAAAATGTTAATGAAATCACGCTCAGATATAAGGGCAGAGATATTAAATTTGAATGTTTTATCAAACCATTTCCTTACGCAGAAAGATTGGATTTAAAAGAAAAAGATCCAGTTGAGATTGTTTTTGATGATTTGACAGAAGTAGATGCATTAATTGATATGTTAAAAAGATTCAAACAGGAGTCACAGGAATATATAGGCGTTTGGAAGAGGAGTGGAAATTAAACTGAACTTTAACGGAGGTATTGAAAATATGGATAAAACAACCCTGAAGTTTATAACTGTAATAAAAAACGGTGAAGTAAAACATATAGGAAAAAGCATTATCAGACAACCGGAAGTCAAGTTTGGAGGTGGATCAATAAAATGGTTTGACGATAAGCAGTTAGTGAAAAAATAAAGGAGAGGAGACATGTTAAAAAGAGAATATAAAAGAAGAGAACCGACAAAGGAGGAAAGAATATTTTTAAAGTCGAGAGGACTTATACCGGACAACTGGCTAATATTGTACGAAAATAAAAGTGAATTAGCCGTTGTTAGCAGAAGAAAATCATACCGGAAAGTATTGAAAAAACCAAGAAAGAAATTGATAAAAAAGAAGAAAGAACTATGTTAACAGTAATGGGATTTAACGGAAATGAACTGAACTTTAGAATCAACGGCACAGTTCATCAAGGCTGACAGCTAGTGCATCAGAGAGTTTGATAAGCGTGGAGACTCTGCCGTCTCCACGCTTTTCTAAATCCTCAATGGTGCGCACTGGTACGCCGGAAAGATTGGAAAGCTCCGGTACAGATAATTTTTTTTCTTTTCGGATTTCTTTCAGCTTCATAAAAATACTCCTAAAATAAATAATGATATAACGCAGTCACAAGTATGATCGGAAGAATAAATAAAAAGATACGGATCATGAGACCAGTAATCTCAAAAAATAAATTTTTTAATTCCCTCATATTGTATTCCTTGGGGATATGTGTTATTTTTTAATAAAGGGATGGGGCTTTCGCCCCGCTCCCTCTACTTTAATGAGTAGATGATGAAGAGTATCACACCGACCAGTGAAGATATCTTCCAAGCGAGCTTGATAAGTTGGTCTAGCAACTTATTGAGCTCTTTTGCTATCTCCGTCATCTCCTTGATTAGATCCCTCAAGGGCTCCACCTCCTTACAAGTATATAGTACCACGTAATTACGTGGTTGTCAATAGAAAAAGCCATATTTTATGCGGTTTCTTGCAATTTTTCACGGAAAATATTATCCAAAAATGCTTTCCCTAAACAGTCCATCAGAACAACCTTATAATCAGGTCATGACTTAGAAGTCATGACCTATTTTTTTGCCTCTCATTTGGTTCGTTGCCCTGGAACAAATATAAGGAGCGTGATATTTATGACAGAAATTTTGACAATGATAGGTTTTGAAGACGTGACGAAAGTGATTGCATTGATCCTTGGATTTATCAGTGTATGTGCAATCATTGTTTCACTGGTCACAGAAGGACTGAAAAGCATTAAGCAGATCAACAGTTTGCCAACAAAGCTTGTGTGCTATGCGGTAGCGGTTATCCTCACAACACCGATGATGATCGCACTCATGGCGTATATGAGAACACCTGTGGAATGGTACATGGTATTTGCTTCCTTCCTGGCATCGTTTGTGGTTGCAAAGGTGAGCATGTCTGGGTGGGATGATGTGAATGAGCTGTGTAAACGGCTGTTCAGGACAAAGTAAGGCGGTGCAGGAATGGATTATGTGATCACATTTTCGGATGTAATGGCGGGG